AGTCAGTTCCTATGACGGTAGTGCTGAATGAGAATGTGTGCCTCCAGTAAACGCTCCACGTGCTTGCTCCTATCTCCTTAGTAGTGAATGGGCTGAAGTGTGGGTACGTGGTGGCTAGAGTTTCTCCTAAGTAATACGACTGATTGACCAGAGTAGCCAGTTCGTTGTAAAACAAGAGCTTCGGCTTGAAGGTTACTATGTCGCTCTCGCCAGCCTGATTGGTTCCGTAGTACGTTGGAATTGATACGTTATTGAGTGAGACATAGGTGCTGACATTTGAGGTCGTGATTGGATACATTCCAGTCGATCCACAAAGCATTGGCGTGGTCATGTCACCCTGAGCAAACTCGTCTTGAGAATCGAATCCATAGTCTCCGAGAGCCATGTTGAAGTTCTCGCTGTGCCATTGGTTGAAATAGTCCTTATCTACGCCATCGGTGAAGTGGTTGGTCTTGCTCCGAAAAGGAGTCATTGGAAGGAGTTGCTGATTGCCGTCTAGGTCCACCTTGTCAGTCCAGTCTCGGCTCAGACCTGAGTTGAGGTAATCGTTCATCGGTTCGATGATAATGGTCTGCTCCTGATCCTGGTCGCTGACTACGGCAAGGTTGAATCTGTTGACGAGTTCCTTCAAGAAGTCACTAGCCTTTATTTGCGGCAAGCCGTCCAATACTGCTATAAATTCGCCTCCACTTATTGCGGAGTATCCGATGAAGCGAAAGTAAGTTCCGGTGTTCCAATCCGTTGGTGCGGTGGTGTTGATCTGAATAGGTGTTGAGTTGAATGCTTGGACATTTATAGAAACAAATTCACCAGCTTCTAAACTAGCGTTGAATGACCATTGTTCGGCAGTCGTAGCATCGGGCTGGTCTTGCGTATTGAAGATGTGAGTAGCCAATACTTCTCCATTCTTTAGGGCTATGATTTGGCCCCACGAGTCTTGTGTAAAATTGTCAAAGCAAAGCGAGATTTCAAAAGCCGCCTCCATAGCTATCGGAGCCGTAAAACCGAGCGAGTCCATGTGATCGTCAGGATCGTAGAACGCTGCGCCAGTATCGGTCCAATACTCAAGAGTGGCAATCGAATCTTCATCCCAAGATGTAGTTTCGCCTGGAACGTAAATCGGATAGGAAAGACCGACTCTACTTCCATAGAACGGCCGAGTGAGTGCTTGCTTCGATGACGTTCCGAGGAGCATATAAAGAGCATCCATCGGTGCGCTGGTCAGGAAGGAGCTGCTCAGCTCAAAGCCAGCATAGATAAAACACTTCTCAATGATGTGCTTGATTTGGATGGATGGTTTCAGATGCCAAGGTCTGAGATAGTTCGGTAGCTTTAAACCATCTTCCACTCCACTATCCCAAAACAAACGACCGCCCGGAGTGTTGCCATAGTCAGCCAAAGGCACAACCACCACACCAGCACCTACCGTTCCAACGGTGATGTCATTAGCAAGCGTCCAGCTATCAACTACGTTTGCGTCAGTCGGTGCATACTCGTAGTCCTCTGCTCCTCCAGTTGCGAGTGAGGTTAGTATCTCGGTTAGGGTAGCGTCTCCTAACTTTGAGAATAGCTCACCAGCCGAACCGACCACGTTGACTTGATAGGTCTCAGCCTTGAGGCTCACGCCTCGGAGCTGCATGAAGCCCTCGCTGATTATGATGCCAGCATTCCGAATCTCGGCCCTTGTCTTGATGTTGCTATCAAAGCTGCCTGAGCTTAGATTCACATTGTACCAATGACCAAAGAACTTGTTATTGGCAGCGGTGAATGGAAGCGTGAACGCTTGCGAGTGAGGGCTCTGACGGTGCAAAGGCTGACCAGGATCCGCGAACTTGTAATTCAGCTTAACATCTGATCCATCTGCTAGGTCTAGCTCGCTCGGTGTCTCAGAGCTTTGGGTATAGGCTACGAGTTGGATCATCTGTTTTTGCGAGTTTTGGCGTACTGGATTGTAATGGTGTATTTGATCAAGCCGACATTCTTGTTGAGCTTCTGCACGTACTTCTTGTCAGTAATCATGACGTTGGTGGAGTATCCCACCATGTCAGGATTGAGCAAGAAAACGGCCTCAGAGACAAATAGCGATTCCATCAGTTTGCTCTCGTCATCGTTTATCCATCCGGTGTTGAGTTCGATGGACCTTTGATTGTCAGCCTTGTACGTTGTCGCTCCTCCTTCAAAGTCGGACCAAGGCGAGAAGTCGGATGATGACTGCCATGTGCCAGCATCCTTATAGAATGTCTTAGTGTTGCTCTTGGTTGACTTGACTCGCTTCTGTGCGAAATTAAAGAAGTCCCATCCTCCAGCTTGGTTCTGCCAGCCCAAGCTCATCGGGTTGCCATTGTAGCAATCCACATCCACGATGTGAGTGACCAAGGTGGTGGACTTAGCCACACCTCCAGCCTCCAGCCTCATCTCGTAGGTCTCAACAAATCCGTTGGATATAGCCGCGCCAATACCAAGACCTCCAAAGCCGATCCAGTTCTTAGGACCACTCAAGGCCATAGCTATCATCTGTCTGTCTGTCGTGATAGCGGTGGATGCTACAAGTAGCTCAGTCGATAGCGTGTAGGTCTCAGTGACGTTTGCAGCCGTATCCGTATTGTAATAGGCCAGCTTGATGACGGTAGCCTCGTTTCCTAGATCGCGCCCGGTGGCACTATTCGCGGCATACATAAAATTCATCACTCGGTAGTCTTGGACGGTGCAATACTGCTCTAAGCTCGTGCCGCCTAGAATGCCGACATAGGCCGAGGTTGGAATGTCTGAGAGCCATCCAGCACCTAGTGCGCTAGGTCGATAGGCTTCGACGGATACGCCTTTATTGTAGATCGCTCCAAGCCAATTCGCGTCTCCTGAGTCACCGGGGAAAATGAGAGCGTTGACCTTCTCATCTGTATGGTCGTATGTGGTGACTGGTGCTGAGGCTGCATCAGCCGCCTCACTACTTCCAAGGTCCACTTTGAAAAACGCTGCTGGGTTGTATCCGGTGTATGGAAAACCAGCTGCGGTGCTTGTGTAAATTGGTGAGCTAGTTCCGAGCTTGTTCTTGAGTGCCGCCTTGACGTAATCGCGTAGAATGAGCGATATGTCAAACACGCCCTCGTCTGCTGCGTTCGGTGGAACTCTGAGGACCACGATCTCAACACCTGAGCCATCTTGTACTCGGCACACATATCTGAACTTGGCTCCAGCGGTGCTCGTCGCACTCAGTCGGAAGATGATCGGACCGTTAACGCTGGTCGCTCTGTTCGCGGTTGGTTGTTGCTCAATTGTTGTTGCCATCTTCTATTGATTTAACTATTGCATCCGCTATGTCTTTAGTGTATGCCAAGGCGATAGGTACTGCGTATTTCTTTTCAATTCGTTTCTGAGTCGCGGTGATGAAGTAGCTCGGTTTCAATCCTTGTTTGAAGATGCTCTCTTGAATGCCGAATGCCAGTCCCTTGTGAGTGCCTTTGGCAAACTTCCCGGTGCCCTTGCTTCGTGGCTTGATGTTCTTGGTCTTCATCCAATCTAGGATGTCCGTAAGCGGTGGTCGTTCGGTCTTGTATGCGAACGGGCTATTGGGAGCTTTCTGCTTCCACATCTTGCCCTTATTGTTTTTCTTGTTGTATTTGCTCGTGGTCTTGCGAGCCGCACCTCCAGCACCTTTCACTCCCAAGTCAACGAACTCCCAATAGTCAACGTCAGGCGTTAGGTTGACTTGAGGATTTCCTTTCTTGTCCAGCGAGAGCTTCGGATGCATCGACTGAAACAAGTCACCAGTAGCCACATGGCCTTGCTTCTTGAGTGCTGCCTTAGCGTTGCGCTTCCATAGCTTGCCGACTCTCATCAGCTCCTTTGATGTGGCGGTTAGCTTGACGGTGACGCCATCGACTTTGGTGGTTAGTATCTTCATAGTCCTGGCACTAGACAAAGATCGTTTTCGTTATTCCATTCAAGGCTAACAACTGAGGTATATCCCACTAGCAAGTTGTCCAGCTTCGTGGTGAAAGGATCACAAGAGACTGGAAGGTCCAAAGTAATGCGGCCCCTGAACTCATCCTCAGCCAAGTGGTGCTTGAGCCATGCTACGGTGTCCTTCATAATATAGAGCATATTGCTCAGCACTTGCATTCGCTCCTCCTGAGATGGTGGCTGCATCGTTCCGATGATGATGTCAATATCCATCGTGATAGTACCCTCATCCAGTATCACGCCTCCGGGAGTGACGTACATAATCGGATGATCTTGTGCGCTCAGTTTAGCGACATCAGCATCATCGACTGGGCCGACTCCGAAGTGATTGATTTGCTCGTGATCGGTGGCGAAAGTCCTGAATCCTTGGAGTAGTTGGTAGAGGTTTGTCTTGACGTTTGCACTCATTTGATTGGGGTGTTATTTCTCTTCAATATGTCAAGGTCCAATTCGTAGCATAAAAAAGTGAATACCTCAGTCACTTTTAACATTGTCACGCTCTCAATCTTCAAGGCGTTGCCACCAGCTATGTGGTAGATTGTGGCGTACCAGCCCCACTTTTCTCCGAGTGCGCTGCCATCTCCTCCTTCAAATATCGGGCTGAATTGGTCACGTAGTCGGTCCCGATGCGCAAAAAAAAAGCGAGTGATCCAAGAACTACATCCATCCTCAAGCGGCTGAATGACTCAACTGGCTCACCAGCAAGATACGGCTCAATGGTGTAGGTGTCTTTATGGTGTTCAATTACGGGCCGATAGAGAATAGAAAGGAACGGTACGAGGTTGGTGTATAGGTCAGAGCATAGCGTCTCAAGGTCAGCGTATTCGCCTACCGTCATCTCGCTCAGGTTATTGTGAAAGGCATACTTCACGCCCTCATGGTCAACCATCCTGATGAGAGGCCAGTTCTTATCCTGACTAGGATCAAAGTCACCCATCACCCTAGTCACTCGCTCAAGGCTATCAAGGTCCATGTTGTTGATAAGTTCGCGGCTGACTCCGCAAGCGATGGCCACTTGCTCAACTGGATCATCGGTATCGTGGATTGCTTGGAACTGCTCAATGGTCAGTTCTCCGATATGATCAGGTACTTCTATCTTCATGTCTTAGCGTATGTGATATGTGCCAGCGTGTGACTTGGTTAATTTGTTCAAGCAAACATAGCGAACTGCGTCAATAGCGTGATTCATTGAATCGACTGGCTGGTTGAGTTGCCTTTCATTCTTGTCTAGTTTCCACTTGTAATTTCGAAGCTCCTTGATGAGGTTGATGCTCCGAGGCGTGGCGTGGAGCTTGTGCCTCTTCATCACGTCGATTCCTAGCCTTATGCTATCCGGGCCTTTTTTACTTGGCTTGATCAGGAAGCCGAAGCGGTGAAGCTCCTCAATAGATTTCGGCTCCGCTGAATCGGCTACTATCTCGGCTCTCTCAGGTATCAAATCAGTCAGCATTCTAGCGAGGTCCGGATTGGTCAGCCCGGTGGAATATAGAAGCTCATCGAAGTATAGAGAATGGTCTAGCTTATAGACTGCGATGGCTGCACTAGGATCGTTGGTGTAGCCCCAGTCCAATCCAATAGCTACAAGTTTAGCTCGCTCAGGAACTTCCATTTGCTGCCATTCGTTGAAGATGACCGACTGGCTCAGGCCTCTCATTCCAAGGCCATAGATGCGCCAGTAATTAGAGTCAGTTTCTTTGAGCCTTTCGATCTCGTGGATCACCTCATCCTCAAGGTATGGATTGTCCTTGTAGGTCGTTTGGAAGAAGTCAGCATCGTCACGAGTGATCAGGTCATCGTATATCCAATGGAACTCCTCCGATGGATTGAAGTCGATGATAGCCCGGTCTGTGGTTCGTAGCATGAGCTGACGCCAATCCTCTCGGCTCAGTTCTGTGCACTCATTGACAAATAGGATGTTACGCTTACGGCCTCTGACCTTGGCTGGTTGGTCTATGCTAAGGAACTCGAATCTGTTGCCAAATAGCATATAAATGTTATCGCTCTTATTGTGGAATGCTGGATTGTACCAGCCCTGAGATTCAAGGATATTTATGAAGTCTCTGAGTACTGAGGCTCTGAGGCTTGGGAAGGTCTTGCGAGCGACGGTGATCGTCCATCCAGCATCCTTATTCAAGAAGCACCACTCGCACAAGCATTGAAGGATGGAGTAGGTCTTGCCGGATCTCGTGCCTCCCTGGTGTATTTGAATCTTGGCCTTGCTATTCTTTACGTGGTGATAGGATGTCGGTTGCTTCATTCAGTCGCTTCGAACCATGTCGGCTTGGATAGTGGTTGACCTCCGGATGTGATGTCTTGCGTCTCCACATATCCTCGCTTCTTGCCTTTAGTCTTTAGGTAGAATATCGTGGCTGCTGGTGAGCCGTCTTGGATCAGCTTATGTAGATGCGTCTCAGCGAAGTCGATAGCCACCTCAGTCAAGTCGTGGACCTCAGCCGCGAACGCTGCATCCTCCTTGAGCCATCGGTAGTGTGTAGTCCTTCCGACTCCTGACGCTCGGCAGGCACTCGTGACTACTCCAAGAGATTTCTCAAGAGCGACGAGGTGCGCTTTTTTTAGCTGTTCCGATTGTTTCATTACTTCGGTCGTTTCCATTCAACGGAGCATATCGCATATCGTTGGTTACTGGTCTTGTATTCTCGGATCATTACGGAGTCATTCATACATCGATCCATAAAGTCCTTTTGCTTCTCTTGGGGTTTGGGTGTAGGTAGTGGCATGGTTAGATGTTTCCTTGTCTTGTGTTGGCGTTATAGCTTCTCCAAATGTCTATCTGAATGGCTGCACTCAATCGTTTGTTTCTAATCGTCTCAAAGTCATAGATGGCGTCCTTATATGAAAGGAGCCAGGTCTGATAGGATTGAGAGGCGTATGCATCGGCCTCCTTTCCGCTTTGCGTCTTACTGGTTGACTCGGCCATTGACATGGCTAGGATGGTTTTCTTTTTTTCATAGAGCCATTCCTTTGAGGCTTTAATCTTAGCCGCTTCATCATCCGTATTTTTGAGAAAATCAAGTGCTTTCTCAGCCTCTTCAAATTCCATTACTTCTCAGCTTCATCAGCGCACGAATGTTCGTGGATAGTCTTTAGCTGCTCCATCATCTTTATGACGCAGCTAGGGCATCGTGAGAAGGTCTGACGCCTCCCAGTAACCCTCTGATATAGGTCGATGGCTAGGCGCTG